GTTGCCTGCTAAACCTTCGGTTAGAGCTTGTTTAGTTTCGCTCCATTTTGATTCAAATATATCTGACATTTGTATCGTTTCCCCTTGTTTAGTTGTTATATACCCGCTAATTTACGGATATTAGTTAAGTCAGCATCTTCCCTTTGTGCTCTGTCACCACTTGACTCAGAAATAACTTGTTTTCCTGTTTCAACTGGTTTGTCAGCCATCACGTGTGGTAGATACTTGTTGAACGAAGCCTCAAGTTTCGCTGTTGAAACTGATTCCAACAGTTGACTCATCACTTCACTCTTTTCTTTGCCCAATGGTTTGAGCATCTCAGCCATCTTCTCCTTGCGTTCCATCAAGTCTGCCTGTCTTTTGGACTCGGCTATTTTAGACTCAATCACCGCTTGTTTCTCTTCGATGACTTTCTCAGCGTCTTTCAACTTAAGAGTGGTTTCATCCACAACTTTCATCAGCTTCGAGGTCTCAGACTTCTCATTCAAATAAGAATTCTGGTACTCTGAAGCGAACGCTTCGAATATTTTCTTGCCGAAGTTGATTTCCCTTGCGGCAGTGATGTCTTCCTTCAGAGATTTTAACTCTTCAGCAAGTTTCTTGTTCACTGCGTTCTCTACAACTTTGGCAGATCTTGTAATGAAAGCCTCTTTCATCTTGGCCATCTGTTTCTTGGCCTCGGCAACAAGTTTGACTTTCGTTTCCACAACGCCTTTTTTGTCTTCATGGAACTCTTTGATTTCTTTGGCAAGAGCACCAACAACGAATTCTTCCATCTTTTTGAAGTTTTCGTGTACGCCTTTACGGTCGCTGTGTAGTTCTTTCAACTCCTCTGACAGTTTGTTTAGAATGAATGATTCTAATTTGGCAGAGTGTTTGCCCACGTTCTCTTTGTAGGCGATTTTTTCTTGTGCAAGTGCTTTTCTGTCTTCAACGAACTTGGTGATCTCTTCAGACAACTTCTCGTTCATCATCTTGTCGATCGCCTCGATCATGTTTGCCTTGTCGTGTTCGTATCTCTTTGCGAACTCTTCTCTTAACTCGGCTCCCACTTGCTCTTTGTTTTCTTTGATCTTGTTGTCCCACGCTTCTTGGATGCTGTTTCTCACATCTTCCGAAATCGCTCCCGATTCAACAAGTTTTGATATTGCGTCTATCATGTTATTTCAGGTCCTTTATTATGTTTGTTAACGCCTCTTTGAGGAACTTCTGTGCTTTTGGGTCATTTCTAACTTCAGCCGCCAAACCTTTCGCCATGTTTCCACCCTTGGTGTTCATTAGGTGTTCGTATATTGGCGTTGGGTAAGCACCTGGTGCCGAAGGTTGGGCCACAACATCCACCGTGATGATCTCGAAGTCTGAAACTTCGCCGTTGCCGTACTCGGAAATGTTTCCACTTCCCCTACTGCTAACGCCCAGTTTCACGCCCGATTCCAGCATGGTCTTGACAAGTTGGCCCATTGGTGTTGGCAGGATCTTCATCTTGCCGTATCCATTTGGTCCGTCCATCCACATCTCAGTGATCATGTGAGACACACGGTCCAAATTAATCTTCAAATCATCTGGGTGATCAACCTCACCTAGCACGGAATATCCTGAACTGATCTGGTCATTCAGTGTCTTGGTTGCCTTGGCAATCTCAGAAACTGGGTAAACCCTCTGGTTCGCGTTCTTGATCCCACCTTGGATACAGATGCCCTTCATGTACAAATCCTTACCGTCTTTTCCCTCGTGTAAGACCTGCACCCTGGCTTGATCAAAAGTTAGATTTTCCCTTAGGTATAGTGTTGACATTCAATGATCTCCCTGTTTAAATCAACAATTACTTAGAAGCAATTGGTGATTTAGCAGATTTGTCTGAACCATCAGCGGTGTCAGCCTTCTCCTGCTTCTTGAAAGAAGTAGATTTTGCTTTTCCGCCTGTGTTCTCGAAGTCACCTGCCATCTTCTGTGCTGTAGGTGCCGGTCTGCCTTTTTCTTCTGCAGATCCTTTGGCGATGTTGTCACCACCTTTTGGCATCTTTGTTCCAGCATCTTTAACTGGTGATTTCGCTGACTTGTCTGATCCGTCTGAATGGTCCGCTTTCACAGGATTTTTGTACTCTTTCATGTCTTCTTTTTTCTTATCCATGTGTTTCGCTTCCATTTCAACTTCTGGAGTAGGCTCTAAAGATTCTTCTTTGTCCATGTCCATGTCCATCTTGTCGTCCATGTCAT